CGATCGCCGATTTACCTCTGGATGTTGCTGCGCCTCGGAAGCCTGCCGTTGCTGAGCCGTAGTTGCCTGCCGTTGCTGCGCCGGAGTCGCCTGCCGTTGCTGCGCCTCGGGAGCCTGCCGTTGCTGCGCTTGGATCAGTATGTTCTGTCGTAGTGTGTGTTTTTATATAATCGATCTGCAATTCGACCATTTTTGCAACACTCTGTTTTGCGCCGATCTTGATCCCTTTCGCGCACACTTTGCTGTCATAGCTTTCGCGCTTATCATCCACGTCATCAAGTTCAACTTCATGATATACAGAGTTGTTCGGCGGATAGTATTTGAATACATCCAGAGGCATCTCGCATGCGTGAAATCCGCAATTGCACAGATCGGCCTTATCCTCCCGGTAGGTCTCTCCCTCTTTGAACTGAAACCCTCTGCACTGCATGTTTTTGTCGAAACCCTTGTATGCTTTCATCGGAGTTCACCCGCCTTTCTGCGCGGCATCGTGCCGTCGCGGCCCTCATAAAATTTATCCCATGCGATTTTGTTGTATTTATTGCTCATTCCCATGCCCAGCAGCACAAGGCCGATGGAATAGATCACCAGAATGATAACAATCGCCACAACCATCAGAAAATTCATCTCTCTGTCCTCCCTAAATAGTCAAGAATTGATTCGCGGGCTTTCTCCCAGCCCTTGCACACGTCTACGCGATAGCCCTGTTCCCGCAGAGCGTCTATCCAATCGTCCTGATTGTCGGACGTGCTGCCGCCCTTGGTGCGCTTAAGCTCAATGTACAGGCCGTGATATCCGCCCTTCGGCGCTGCCAGGAATATATCCGGCACGCCCGCTTTCACGCCCATGCGTTTGAATTTGGCGGCGACAACCTTGTTCCGCTTGCCGCCGTTGGGAATGTGGTACATCAGCTTAAGCTCCTGGATAGCGGCTGATTCATACGCCGCCCATCGGAAAAGGGCGATCTGTTCGTCCTCTTCCAGGGGCACAGGCGCGCTAATCTTCGTATTTTTTGCCATAAGTCTCCTCGTACCACTTTTCTGTGTCGACGAAGAAATCATCACCGAAGTCCTCTTCCGTGTACTTTCGCTGCGCATAATTCAGCGCTGGATTGCTCTTAACCTGCTCGGTCTTCCGGGAATTATCCCTGCTGGCCCATCCGCGCACAGCTGCTTTCCAGTCCTTCATCGGGTTTTTGCCCACCCTCCAGCCGTTCGCTGTGTAATAATCCACAAATCGCTGCGGATCCACCGTGGTATATCCGTTCTCTGCAATGAAAGCAGAAACAGAATCAATATCCGGGGGCGTGAATCGCGCGCTGCGCGTATATTCTCGCTTCGTATTCGGATTCGGATTTGTATTCGGATTAGGATTCGGATTGGATTCAGGCGGTGGTTCACCGTGATCCACCGTGGATTTCCGTGCAGGATATATTTCATCCGGCGGTGACGGGAATTTGCTCTTTTTCTGTTGGATTCTCTGATGCTCACTCCATCGTGGAAAACATAAGTACGATTCCCCGTCCACCTCGTAGAGAAGAATAGAGCCTATGGTCGCCAGCTCAGTAAGTGTCTGCTCAATCGTCCGTTCAGAAACGCCCTTTCGGCGGGGGAAGACGAAGCCCTTCAGCAGTTCAGGGTCTGCGCTTCCCCGGCCATAATCGTCAACGTAGGTCAAAAGATATGTCCACATTCGGAATTGGAAATCCGTCATCTGGTTTACGGATTTGCTTGTGCGGATGCTCTCCTTAATAATCCTGTTAGGCATCGCCCAGCACCCGCTTTGCATCGCCTGCGGCGCGGATGGTGTTCTTCGCGCGGGCGTTGGTTTCCCGGATATATCGCTCAAGCTCCGCGAATACATCGCTTCGCCAGTATCCGGGGGGATTGTGGCTGCTGGATATGATCGCGTAAGGATCATCTGTCGGCTGGCATCGCATGGTCGCTATCGTCTCCCGCACGGATCGGTCGTCCATATGCCACATCTGCATCAGTTCCGCACGGGTTATAGCGTTTTCTCTGCCGATGGGAATGTGTTCCCGGAGGGGTGTAACTGCCATCATCATCGCTCCTTTCACATCTCTTTTTTCTGCATTCGGCGCAATCATTCACGCATATGCAGCTATCGCAGATCATCATCTGAATTGCACTCCCTCCGTGCGGATGATATCCGTGCCGGGGATATATTCGCCGTTCGCCCTGAACGCCTGCAGGATTCCCTTTTTGTCCACCTTCGGGGGCTGGGGAATCAGGTATTCGGCTGGGATGGCGGATTCATCCGTGATGGCAACAGAAGGTGGATTGGTGCGAATCTTCCATTTGCCGATGCTGGTGGAAATTTCGCCCAATCCGGCGGTCTCCATCGCGAAGCACATGTTTTCCTTGAGCCGTTCAGCGCTGGCCTCCGCGATGCGCTTTTTCTCGGTAAGCCGTTTAATCTCTGATGCGCACATCTCCGCTTCTGCTGCCTTGTTGCGCAATAAGCGGGCATAGTTTTCGGATTTGGTTACAATATCCGTTTCAAGTGCGGTGATGGCGTTCAGGATTTCCAGCGCCTGTTCTTCGTTTTCGCAGTCTTCAAGCTGCGCCCAAAGGGCGGCATAATCGCCGGTGAGATCATACAGTCGCGGCATCTTTTGCCCTCCTTATCTTCATTGCCAGTGTGCGTGCCACGGAATAATTGATGCGTTCAAGCTGTTCCCCGAATGCTTCCTGAGATCTGCGCGCGGCATCCGGCTCCGCGTAGGCGAGGATGAACGCGATGAAATCATCCGTTGTGGCCGTTTCAAAATTCATGTTAAGAGGTGGGGGAGTTGGTTCGTCCGGCTCCGGCTGATTATTATCAGATTCCGGCAAATCCTCCCCGGCGTAAATGTAAAGGCCTAATCCATGCCGCGCGCACGCCTTCGTTATGCACCGCTGTACGGATTTGTTGACATCGAAAGATGTAACAGCGTTAAGGGCAATGCTCTTATTTCGGTTGTCCATCACCGGCAGATATTCGATGTGCTCAATGCCGTTTACCGTGACAGACGCTTTCACCCAGCAGGTGCGGCCATCGGTGTGGTAAAAGCAGCCGGATTCGGATTCATAGATGCGGTATGTCGCGTCCGGATGGCGCTTTTTGACCTCAGCCCATGCCCACGCCCATGAAAGGTATGTAAGGCCGTTTTTCTTTTCCTGATGTTCACGCACATCCACGGCGTTCAGCGCGGAAAAATAGTTATCCATCCAGATCACCATCCTCGATTACATCATCGGGATTATATTTCCCGGAAAGGGCAGCGATTTCAGATTCAATCCGGCGGCATTTGGTAATGTAGAAATCGTTCAGGCGTTCAAGCGCCGAGATGCGATCCAGCAGCGTGTTTATCAGGATATCCACGTTGATATCGTCCACCCTGATGGTCGTTGATTTATCCATTGCGTTTCCTCCCATTTTGTGATATAATAGGGATGAAGGTTTTCCCGAACCTTTTCATCTCTGATCATCCCTGATCGTTGCCGTCAGCGTTCCCGCGCTGGCGGCTTTTCATTTTTCCATCGCTTCCGCGCGATAGAGATACACCCTGTTCTTCCGGCGTGTACACTTGATCTTTCCCTTCAGCTCCTTGTTGTGATTGAGGTTGTTATAGATGTTGTCGCAGAAGCGGGTAACATCGCCTTTTACCTCAAGCTCAACGCATTCAGATCCGCTGTCATAGAATTCATGCAGCATGGCGGTATACATGCCGCGCTTCATCTTGTAATGCCCTTTCAGCTCATTAATATTCGCAGGTGTCATATTGATCTTATCCATCCGCTTCTCCTTTCTCAGCCAACCCATGTGGCCAGGTCGTGTTCATATCGCTCGATGATCTCCTGCCGCACAGATTCATTCTCGGCGGGAATTTTTTTTGCCCTGATCTCCGCAAGGCGCGCCCGCATGTGCGGTTCAAGAAACTGAAGCTGCGCGAATGCCTGGTCGCGTTCGCTGTTGCGGCGGCTCACTTCTTCCATGCCCTCAAGGCGTTTTCTCGTCTTTCCCATTTGATTCTCCTTTCTAATCGTCCCCGGCGTATTTTTCATATATCGCCCGGTAAAGCTCACAGTAGTGATATCGGCTCTTGCAGTAAATGTCCTCCTGCTGATCCCGTGCCGCTTTGCTGTCGAAAATCAGGCGCAGTACGCTGTGTTCCGTGATGCCTTCGCATCCGATCTCCATCGGCGTGTGATGCCTGAAAAACGGGCATTTAATGAATGAAGTCCCGATATCCGTCTTCCCTCGCGTACGCATCCTCCTTTCATATCTGCGCACGCTCGGATGCTCTGGCATTCAGCCATTCATTAAACGTGTCCACCGGAATCACCCAGCGCTTACCCACACGAAATGCCGGAAATTCGGCCTGCTGCACAATGTAGCGCATCGTGGGTTCGCTCACGTTCATCGCCTCCGCTGCCTGCGTCAACGTCAATGTCAGCTTGTCCATCTCTTTCCCTCCCTTGATCGTTTGTTTGAATCGGATCACACCCGCGTCTGCATCAGGTAGTCCTTGGTGCATTCAGGAAAAAACTTTTTCTGAATTCGATCAACCTCGGGCCAAGTAAAATGCCGCTTGCCCTTCATTTTGTTGTACAGACATCTGGGCGTAACTTCAATTTCCGCTGCAATTTCAGCCATTGCAATGCCTTTGCGTGCAACCTCACATTCAAAATTAGGGTAATACGGGATACTTCTCAAGATATCACCTCCATAGTGTAATATTTGGAACTCGCATCGTCATTATAGTATAATATACGGAACTTGTCAATAGGTTTTATGAATAAAAAGTGTATTATTTGGAATTATTTTTCTTGACTTTCCGATGCTTCTGATATATACTCAGTAGCGAAAGGAGTGCATGATATGGAACTTTGGGAAGCATTATCGATAAGAAGAAAAGAAATCGGAATGTCTTTTGATGAATTGCATGGTAAATCAGGGCTTTCTGTAAGTACATTAAAAAAGATAATGGGCGGTCATGTTGCAGCCCCCAGTTATGACAGTATTCGACAAATCACTTCTGCAATGGGCCTCACTATGGAAGAATTGGATGTTAGGATCGAAGGGAAAAAACAGCCAAGTGTTGAAAAAACTTCAGGTGTAATGGAACCATCTCATTCTGCTATTGCCTTTGCCGTTGCTTATGACAGCCTCACTGAAACCGGGAAACAACTTATTGATCAAATGATGGAATTTGCCAAACAACATCACTCCCTTTAACAGCCTTCCGGGGCTGTTTTTTTATGATTACAGTATAAAACAGCTATTTTTTGTATATAAGCCCCCTCCAATGGTTGAAAGCATTTACTTAAAATGCTATAATTTTACTATAAACGCGGTGGGGTGATGGTATGAAGAAGGTGCTTGCAATAATGCTGGTACTTCTGTCATGCCATGTCGCGCTTGCGCATTCCGGCGGGGTGGACAGCAAGGGCGGTCACACCAACCGTGCTACCGGCGAATACCATTATCATCACGGCTATCCTGCTCACCAGCATGAAAACGGCGAATGCCCATACGATTTTGACGATAAAACCGTCGAAAGCTCTGGTTCTTCATCTGGATCCTCCGGCTTTATAACCTTATCATCCAATGATGATTACTGGTATAGCCAGTATCAGGAGGAGCAGAAGGCCCGTGTATCTGCTGAAAAGAAGCTGGCAGAGTTGGAAGATTCTCGCAAAAATTCTATGTATTTATCTGCGTTGGCTGGGCTGGCTGTGGGATTCATTTCGCTTTTCATCACCAACAGAAACACAAGGAAACGTCTGGAAGGCGAGATATACGAGAAAGAACAGCGCATCAAGGAAGTAACAAACTGGAATTCAACTCTAATAACCGAGAATAAATCCGTTAAGCAAAGGCTGAAAAGCATTGATCCCGTTTTAATCTCAGAACAAGCTGAATCAAGCGAAGTAACCGTCTGGATTTACAGAGAGAAAAAACGTATTCAGGAACAGGTCGCCGCTCAAATGCGCAGCCGTGAAGAGCGGAAGAAGAGCATCGAATCCGCAATTACCCTTGCAGAAGAAGCGCATGAAATCGAAAATGATAACATAGATTTCAGCATGGGCGCAGTATACATATCCCGTTCAGCTTCTGATGATTACTTCCACCATTCCCCTACGTGCGATACCATAAAAAACCCAATTCTGGTATCGAAATTAGCTATCGCCAAATTCCTTTTAAAACCATGCCCTGTATGCTCTTCCAATGAACCTCCAGCACATGATCCGCCGGTTGAAGTAACCATCTTGTCTTCCGGCAAATGCTATCATCGCAAAGGTGCTTTCTGTATACTGTGTGAAAATACGATCCCTCTGTCCGAAGCTAAAGCTCGCGGATACAGGCCTTGCAGTAAATGCGGCCCGCCTACAAAAGGGCCGAAGGTATGGTTCTAAACATACCCTAAAACAACTCAATCCCGTGTCTGCTGACGAAGTTCTCCAGGGCATCCACGTTCCTGAACATCTGGTCAATGTTGGCGTAAGGCTCTGCGGCCCGATTGTGGTAAACCGTTTTCAACGGCTCCGCCACCATGCTGCGCAGCCATGCGCACTGGGGAATGTCGATGTATACATGGTCAAATCTGTCCATCCGGCTGCTGGGTCTCTGGGTGTTATTCCGTCTCATAAGTGAACCTCCTTATCTTTTTACGGCCTCCGGGCCGTTATTTCTTATATATGCATGCAGTTTTTCTGCGGCATTCATATTGACATCGCAGAAATACTGCGATATAATGAATAAAAAAAGGGTGTGATATTTATGCTTGTGGAAACTGAATATAATTTCCCTGCGGCGCTTAAATCGATCCGCGAATCCAGAGGAATGACCCAGCGCGAGCTTGGTGAGGCTATGGGGATAAATTTCAACCGGATCTCAAATTGGGAGCTTGGTTACAATGCCCCTACACTGCCAGTGTTTCGTCTGCTGAGTCTTGCGTTAAACTGTCCTCCCGGCGATCTGCTGGGCCTCAGCTCGTCCGCGCTGACCGGCGCGGAGTATAACTTGCTTAAAGGATTCCGCGATCTCGATGATCATGACAGGGAAGCCGTACTCACGATGGTGGAAACTTTGCTGCGCCGACACCAGTGATCCGCTGCCGGGGCGGGCTATCTCGTCCCGGCAAGCAGAATATAGCACGGGTCAAGCGGAAACGCAATCCAAAAATAATGTGACCGATCCAAGTTTATTGTGATTTATCCAAGTTTATTGTGATTTTGGAACCGAAAAATACTGTGACTGGTCACAGTAAACTTCAGTAAATCACAGAAAACTTTGATTTTAGCCGGGTTTTATCCAAGTTTATTGTGATTTTGCCGATGTGCGCCAATCACATTATATTGTGACCGTAAACTTTGAAAAAGGAGAGGGAATTTGTGGATTACGCCAGTCCGATGCTGCCAATAGCGGGCGAACATGAAGATTTGCCCGCTTTCGAACTCGACAACACCGCCCTGACAGACCTGATTGCGTTCCAGAAAAAACATAACCCACGCCTGAAAGACAAGACAAACCGAGACATAGCGGACATGTGCGGCATGTCCGAGAACACACTGTGCGCTATCCTTAAGGGTAAGAACAAGAATCCGCGAGTCGGCACGCTCCGGCTGATTCTGGGGGCTATAGGCGGCGGTTCTATAGACCGTCTCGTCGGTCTTGCGCCGCACAGGGATTTCGCGAAAGAAGAAGCATTTTACGATGCTACCCTTGTTGATGCGATGCAGGCGCGTTTGGATGAAAAGCGTGCATTGATCGAATCATTACAAGGCCAGCTTGCGGAATCCGAACAAGACCGTGATCGCCTGCGCAAGCTGTACAACGAAAAATGTATCGCCCTGTCCGCTGCAGAAACTCGCATAGAGGCCATGAAAGCGGAGGTTGATGAGGGTGCTGCCCGCCGCGCGAGGTGGAATAAAACTGAGGATGAACTGCGCAAGGTGCGCATGTTGTGCATCCTCGCATGCCTGGGGCTGATCATCGCTATGGGCGTTCTAATTTATCTGCTGTGGGAGATAGCCAATCCTAATCTCGGGAATTTCAGATATTAAAAAAACCCCGCCTCCGGGCGGGGTATTCAATGGGGGATGATTATGGGAAAAACACCAAACGGATTCGGGAACATCCGCAAGAAAGTTATCAATGGAAAAATCTATTATGAAGGACGTTACACAGATCCAATCCTGCGCAAGCAGAAATCCGTGTCTGCGCCCACTCAGAAAGAATGCCGGGAAAAGCTCATGAAGGTGCTGGCCCAGATCGAAAACGGCGCATATGTCACGCCAAATAAGATCAAGGTTGGCGATTGGGCGAAAGAATGGATAGAAAAGAAATCCGATATCAAGGAAGGCACGCGCATAGACTATGAGGCGCATATCAATAATCACATCATCCCAGATATTGGAAATATTGCCCTGAAAGACCTGCGCCCAATCCATTGTCAGGAATTTGTTAGAATCCTTCAAAAGAAAAAAAGCCCGCGCAACACTCCTCTGTCGGCGAAGACAATTAAAAATATCATTGGCGTGCTGCATTCAATGCTGGATGCCGCGCGGCGAATGGAATTGATCGCCAGCAATCCTGCCGATAATGTGGAACTGCCAAAGATTATATCCAAACCGATAAAGGTAGTTATGGGTTCCGCACAGGATGCGTTCCTTTCGGCGATTAAAGAAAGCCCGTATGAACGCATATACCTGGTCGGCCTGCATACAGGCGCACGAATTTCAGAACTGCTCGGCATCACATGGAATAACGTGAATCTCTCTACTGGTGAAATCCGCATAGAGGCCCAACTTCAGCGCCCGCGCACAAATGGCATGAATCGCGTCCTTGTACCAACAAAAACAAACAACCGGCGGTCTGTGATCGTTCCGGCATTTGTCGTTGATGTGATCAAAGAAGAAAAGCGTGCGCAGCTTGAAAACAAAATGCGTGCTGGCAACATGTGGGCAAATGACCTGGATCTCATTTTCACCCGTGAAGATGGATCGCCCATGCCGCACACCACCATTGAAAATGATTTCAAACGCATCGCCCGGAAGATAGGCCGCCCCGAATTATCATTCCATTCCCTGCGTCATACCTATGCCACAGAAGAGATCGCCTCTGGCACAGATCCGAAAACTGTCGCAGATTCCCTCGGCCATTCCACGGTCGCTATGACCATGAATGTGTATGCCGCAGCCGTCACAGAAACCAAGATAAAAGCCGCAAATCGCCGACAAAAACAGCATGAAAAAAAGAAGATTTCCGCATCTGGTTAGGGAAATTTTAGGGAAATTTCGGTGTTTCAGACATAAGAAAACCCCCGAAAACGCCGTGTTTTCAGGGGTTTTTGCATGGTCGAGGTGACAGGATTTGAATTTGTGGAGACACCAAAATAGCCATAAACAGAACCTCTAAAACCCCTGTAAATACGCACTTTTTGTTACCGATACCGAAATAGAACGAAACCAAAAACAACTCTAATTAGGGAAATTTTTAGGGAAACTTTTGGCTATTTGTACATGCTCAGAAGGGCCTGAACTTCCGCTGTTTCTTCGGTCACATCACGCATCCATGCATCATATGCCATCTTGATTCCGTGGATGTGCATCTCTGCCTCTTCCATGCCAGCCAGATCCGCCATCCGCTTTTCATACAGAGTCTTCCCGGCAGCATTGAAGTTCAAATGAGACTGTGCCATGTCGCGGTACCAGTCCGCCTGCATCTTGCATTTATCTTTCCATTCGTGGGCCATCCGGGCGTATTTATGCGCCTCGCAAATGTTGCCCTCAAGGTTCTTAGCTATCTTTTTGATAGACCAGAACATCTCATGCATATCCATCATGTTGATCACCCTCCTATGATATGTCTGTACAGAGATTCAACGTCCGCCGCCTTAAAGGTCACGGAGCCTATCACCGGCAGATTGACTGTAGCAGAGCTTCTCTGCGCCGTCCTGAGAGCTTCTGCGTAGATGGCCTCTATGTCTATCATTTCGCCATCAACCACGCCCAGCGAGACGATCAGAGGGTTCTCGCGCAGTCCTGCAAATAACTGCTCCGCACGCTTTGCCATCAGGCCGGTAACGATGCCCAGCCCCCACCCTTTCAGGCTGCCGTTCATCTGCGACACAATCTCTGTGTCGATATAATTTACAGCTCCGTTTATAACCTTGCTATAGTGAACCATGCGCCGCCTCCCTTACGATTGATAAAAGGGCCGGGTTTCCCCGGCCCGGTCAGCCATCAGCCCGTGGTAGTGGTCGTGGTGGCGGGAGTGACGGTTACAGTCACATCACCCCAGCCGGGACAGATGCTGCTGTTGGGTACAACCAGCTTGGTCAGACCCTGCAGCGCGGCGATCTGCTGTGCCATGCAGGAGATGGTGCCGGTCTGCGCGGTATTCCATACAGCCTGTTCGCACAGCTTATGGTCTACGCGATCCATTTTGCCATCAAAATACTTGTACAGTTCAAGCATTTTCTGGTCGGTATAGGTGTTTGCGTCACGAAGTTTCACCTCAGTCTCCAGTTCGGAGATCCTCGCGTTCTGTGCCGCCTCATAGCGGTTGACAGGCATGTTCTCGGAACACGCATATCCGTTGTTCCAGCCGCCAAACAGCGACTGAAGCACAGGCATAGCCGCACCGGCAAGGCCAATTGAACCGGCCACGGTATTGTAGTTAACCTGGCCTCTTGAAATTTCTGCCATAATGTTCGCCTCCTTTGAAATGATGAGATGGCCATCTCTCACTTGGATTATCTCAAATTTCAGAAATTCAGGGGCGCATTACAGCTTCAAACGTGCGCAATATTGCGCCAACATAAAAAAGGCCAGGGCTTATGCCCCGGCCTTCGCTTTGTCCATATTGAATCGGTGTTCCACAAGCGGTATCACGTTACGGAGATGCCTTCCCACGCTGCTGCGCGAACAGAATACGCCCTCCACAACCGATATATCCGCATCTGCCATATCATCCGCGATGAAATGATAGGCTATGATCCTGTCCTCCGGCTCAATGCCGGGTGTTCTGCGGACGAGTTCTTTTATCTCGTCCGTGTCAAGTTCTCTTCGCGCGATCTCCGCAAATGCTTTTATCTTGCGCCGCGCATCCGATCCGCCAGTCTTTTTACATATGCTCCTTATCGGTGGGGTTATTTACGATGCCAAACGCCACCAGCACAGGCAGCAGTACATCCAGCAGGCCGTTTACAGTTCCGCTGATATCGATATTTGCAAATTCCTTGACGCAAAAAACCACAAGGGCGGCGATGGAAGTCCACAGCGCCCAACTCTTAAATCTGTTCTGCATAATATGATCCTCCTTATTCTTTCGGTCTATCCGGCAACTTCAGAATATCTTCCTCGTACCGCTTGGAAAGATGATTCCGGCCCTTGCCTGTGTAGCTTTGATACATGTTGCAAAGCTGGGTCTTTTTACTGGTTGGGCACCAGCCCTGCGATGTGTAGAAATCGTGCGCCTGTGACAGGCGTTCATACTGGAGATCCGCCACATCATCCACGATGCCGTCCAGTTTTTCAAGCACCAGCTTTCTAAACTGCGCAGCATCTTCTTTCTCTTTTTTTCTGGCGGAGATGTGCTTGCGGATCGGATTGATCAGCAGCAGCGCGACCAGGGCGATTATCGCCGATATCGCACCGGCGATTTCCCCGGCAGTCAGGATGCGTTCCTGCATTGGTATCACTCCTTATGTATTATGCCATCAGATCAGCTTGCCATAACGCCCGGACACCCAGCCGTTCTGGTTCTGGAAGATCACCAGATGCCAGCCGTTTTCGCTGGTCTGACCCTGATAGGGGAGCCGGTCGCCGCGCTTGGCCACGCCGATGATCGCGCCATCGGTGTTCGGAGCGGTGCGGACATAGCAGTTTCCGCCTTCGATGCGCACCTCATCCGCGCCGGGTTCGGGTTCATCATCGGGAATGGCAGAGATCAGTTCGGTAAGTTTCGCATGGGATTTGGGGCCGTATTCGCCGTCAACTTCCAAGTTGTTGTCCTTCTGGAATACTTTTACCGCGATCTCCGTAGCATCGCCGAAATCGCCGTCCGCGCCCCATGAACCGAGATCATAGCCAAGCTGCAAAAGGTAACTCTGCAGTTCTTTTACGTCATCGCCCTCGGAGCCGTTCTTCAGGATGCGGTCGCCCAGCTTATAGGATTCCTCAACGGGCGCGCCTTCATATTTGCTGCCATCGGTAAGCACCACCACCGTGTGTCCGCTGGTTTTGGTTACGAGGATGTCGCCGGCGCCCAGATAGGTGCTGCGCTTGGTGTATTTATCCCCCTTCAGCTCCACAAACTCGCCGGTTTTCAGGAGATAGCTGGGCATATTGCCGGTACGGAAGCCGCTGGGCAGGCCAGTTATTCCGGCGTATTCGCAGCATACGCGGACAAGGGCGGAGCAGTCCGTTTCGCATTTGGCGGTGACCTTCGACACATCGAAATCGAATTTCTTCGCCTGAGTGTAAAGCGTATTGCGCTGATACTGATCATAGCCGATGTTGTTATTGGCACAGGCCGCTTTCATGCATTCTGCGATTCTGCGCGCCTTTTCCCTGTTCTTTGCTCGGAACACCCGCCAGCCCTTGGAATGCTGATACCAGTTCTGAATGGATACCTCCTTGCCCGTCTGGTCACCGGCCTTGCCGCCGGAGATCTTGCCGCGCTCGTCAATGCGGGCAGATCCTACTGTTACTGCCATAAATCATTCCTCCTTTACAATTTGTTTCCATTCATATCATAACAAAAAGGCGGGGCTGAATGTCAGCCCCACCCCGTGGTCAGTCTATTACATAATCCAGTTGGCATCGATCCATGCCATCTCCTCGCCTCGGTCAAGCCCCAGCGCCTCATAGGCATCAAGGATGCGGTTAAGCAGGATCCTTGCGTCTGCGCTGTTGTACTTTTCCATGATGCGGTATCTGTCGCTGCTGTTGCCGAATGCGCCGTTAATCGCGCTCATGCACTGCTTAACCGTGTATCCCTTATCCAGCAAGGCTTGGATCTCGGAAGAAACGCCGCTGCCGTTCACGATTGCATCAACGAACGAATCGAAATCATCGGGATGCTTTTCACCGTCAGTCTTCAACTTCAGGTTGGACGTATACAGGCGTTCTCCGCGCATCTGCAGATTCAGAATGCTGGTCGCTTCGCCGCTGTTATACAGCTTGGTGAGTTCGCTTGAAATGGTCTTTTCATCCACACCATGCTCCACCAATTCTCTGTATGCCGCATTGGCAGCGCCGCTGTCGCCGGAGGAAAGGGCGCTTCTAAGGTTGGAATACTTGCTGTAGTTGTCCTCGCCTGCGCTCCATTCCTGCACCTTCCAGTATGCGTCATCTGCATCTTTTCCGCTGAATTCAACCAGCCGGTCAACAGCCTCTTCTTCGGTGATGTTGCCCGCTGCGAAATCGTTCTTTACAAGCGTTCCGATCTTTTCGGAGATATCTTCCATCGCGATGCCGTTCACCTCTGCGCGCTCCTGAATCCATGCAAGCTTATCAGCATCGCCGCTCTGCAATGCCGTATAGTATGCGTTCGCCGCAGCGCTCTTGCTATCCTCATAGGTCTGCAGCTTCGGCGTGCCCCACGCATCCGCCAGCACAGTGTTGTAAATGCTTGCGAAATCGCGCAATGCGTTGCCTGCCGCAAAGCCGGTCAGGCTGGATGCTGCCTTTGCGCCGTTGTAAACAACACTGTAGATCGGTCTCTTGCCCTCCTGCCATGCTTCGATAGCAGTCTTGAAGTCCTGCAGCTGCTGCCAGCCCTGTGTGATCATACTGCTGTTTTCAAAGCCCTGGAAGATGCTGATGATATCCTTCAGATAAGGCAGCATGGCAAATACATTCACATTGTCCAGCACATTGCCACCGAACGCAGCTCTGTATTTCTCAAAGAATTCCTCATAATCGTCATCATCGCGCATCGCGTCAAACGCCGCTTCAAGTGCGGCCGTCAGGAACGCAGTTACCGTAAACGTGCTTGCTGCACGCACCACCTTGCCGCTGTTTGCGCGCAGGATATCTCTGGTGCTTGCGCCGCCCCTGTGCATCGCCACGGCTTCCTGAATGCTCTCGTTCAGCATGTTCACAGTCAGCGTAGGTTCGCTCATAAATGCGGTCAGCATGGATGCAAGGCCCTTGCTGCGCATGAAATCGCTTCGCGTCATCGTACTGTCAACCACCTGCGTTTTGTACACGATCTCGCGCACGCGCCGGTTCAGCAAGGTCTTATAGGCGTTGGTTCCAGGCTGTACGTTCGGGTGCTTGTCCGCCATCTCAGCCTTCGCGGCCTCATAGATGATGTTGCCTACCCAGTTATCGCCCCATCCGGCGGGTGCCATCTGCGCATCGCGCACCTTGTCCAGAACGCCGCCATCGCGCTTCACCATGTCTCGCACGCTGTTGTTGATATCGGTGCTGTAGAAGCCGAGATCCTTCCACTGCAGGATGCCGATTTCTTCCTGTGCCTCGGTGCCCTTGATGGCATTTGCAGGATTAAGGCTCTTCAGCTTCAGCAAGCCCTGTGCCAGATACTTCGGATTGATCGCGTATGCTGCTCTCGGCAGGGATGTGATCTGCAGGAAGAACACGCGCAGGTTTGCGCCTACGGCTGCGCTCTTTGCCCTGCCGATCATCTTGTTGATCAGGCCGTCATTCCTGCCGCCATCATGCTCCGCGTTCAGATCCTTGATAAAGGCGTTCAGATAATCCTTGGCGTTCACGCCGAATGCTCTCTCAAGCGCCTTCTGGGTGCTGCGGGTTTTGATCTGGCCGGTAGCGTTGCCGCTTGCGTCCACAACGTCCGTGCGTTCAACGTAGTTATACCATTTGATGTAGTCCAGAATCGGCAGCGCAAGGGCGTTGTATTTCGCCATGTCAACTGCGTGGTTGCTGAATACATCAAAGATATTCCTGATGATAATCGCGTTGTTCGCCTTCGGGGTCAGGGGCTTCAGGCTGCTCATGTTCAAAAGCCTGAACATGCTGTTCTTGCCATCCTTGGTGTCATCAATCCGCGCCCGGTTATTCGCATCGGTTTCGATTGGGAAGTAATTATCCTCCGTCATCTGCTCATAGCCGAATCGCTTCATGGAAATCTCGTTGCCCCAATCCTTGCAAACGGTGTTCATGAACTTCTGCAGCGCGTCCGCCACAGCCTTCTGGCGTGCGGTCAGGCTGCCGGTGATCCGGGCAATGTCCGCCTCGGTGATAACATGGTTATCCACCTGGCTGATGGTGCCGCCGCGCTTGGTATCGATATCGCTGATTCGGATACCGCCGCCCAGCAGATGGCCCATGCTCTGCGCGCGCTTGGTGTGGCAGTAAAGGCTCATCTTCTGCGCCGTGGTCATCTGGATGGTGTCTCCACTGTCCAGTCTGATCTCGCTCACATCGCTGCCCCATGCCTTGGATTCCTTGCCTGTGAAGGTGTTCTTTGCAAATTCGATCAGCTTCGCGCTGTTGCGGGCCATCTTATCCCAACCGTCCTGCAGGCCTTCAAAGATCGCCTTACCGCCTCTGCCCAGCCTCTGGAAAGCGTAATACGGCGTGGTATTCTTCCAGTTGAACGTGCTGTTCAAAAGCTCCAGCGCCTTGTTGGTCTTCACCTTCGCCTTCATGCTGTTCATGTCATCGATGGTGTCGTTGGATGCTGCCTTCGCGGATTCGTATCTGACGTTGGCGATCAGGCGGTTTGCCTTGCTGATGCTGCTGTTCAACACTCTGAACATCTTGCTCAGTTCGTGCAGCTGGTCAGCCGTCATGCGGTTGAAGGGCGCTACAGTTGCGTATCCCATGCCCAGCGTGGTCTTGATCCGGCCCACCAGATCATCGAATTCTGCCATGTAATCGGCGGGAAGGTCGATGTATCCGGCAAAGTCCGCAGCTCCGGCTTCGATATCGCCCTGCTGCTTGTTGATCTCGCCCACCGCTCTGCGCAGCGCATCAAGCGCATCGGCGAACTTCTGGTCGTTCTTGGTGGCCTCTCCGCCCTTAAGCGCCCTGTCGCTGGTGAAGTCGATACTCTCAAGGAAATCCGCAACCGGCTTGCGCAGGAACTGCGGTACGCTTCCCTTCATGCTCGGCGTGGTCAGCCAGGTGTGCAGCTTCTTCACATCCTTCATTATCTGGGCCTTGTATTTTTCCTTGCCCTGAGATTCCTTCATGCGGTCAACCTTGCGCTGGCCCACCTCGCGGGCATGCTCTACGGCCTTCCTCTGGCGTTCGTCTGCGCGTTCGCGGGCAAGGGCGTATGCCTTCTTGCTGGCCTCTGCCCTGTTGCGCTTCACCACTTCCTGAATCATCCTCGCGGATTCGATCTGGGCAAGCTTCGCGTCCACCCGGTCTATGGAAGCGCGCAGGGTCTTGGCGTTGGTCATCTTCTTGCGCAGTTCATCGCTGTTCTTCGCGGTCGCGCCGTTTCTCCTCAGTTCAACGATCTCGCTGTTGATGGCCTCAAGCTGCATCTGCTTCTTGGCGATATCTTCTACCCTATCCTTGTATCGCTGCAGATGGTCGCGCTCTTCCGGGGAAAGCTCCCCTTCCAGCGCCTGCACCAGAAGTTCACGGTCGGAAAGCTCGGAAAGGTCACGCTGCTGGTAGCGAATGTCCGGGTTACTGGGATCGAACGTGCCGATGTTATCGGTGGCGGATTTGATCTGGTTGCTGTTGCGCACAACCACGCTCACGCCTCGGCTCTGAACTTCATCACCATAGCCGCCAACTGCGCCCTCGTCCAGAATGATTGCGTCAAAATCATAATCATTCTCTTCGATGAATTCCACAAGATCAATACCATCCGTCCAGTCCGGCAAGCCCTTTTCGCTCAACGGAGTACGGCTATAGTTGTTATAGAATTCCTCCTGCCAGATTTTCCTGATCTTGGGGTCTCTGGTGTCGAAGGGCTTCTGCACATTCAGATATACCGCGTAGGTCTGCGGGTTGGTAGCCGGGTTGTATCTGCCGCGAATGCTGCTTGCGCTGGGTTCCTGATATACGTCAGCGTATTCCGGGTTATCCGTGAAATACTGCCAATCCTTGAATACAGTGAATCCACCGTAAGGCGTGCCGTGATACATTACCTTCGGGCTGCCGTCCGCGTTTACAATCTTGCTGTCACCAAACCAGTTCTTAAAAGCGGCGGTTTCGGTTTGCGGATTATCTGCCGGGCTGCGCATGGAGAACTTCTCAGCTTCGCCATATCCAGCGTATTCCTCCTCTTGCTTTGCAAGTGCACGCTGTTTGCTCGCTTTTTGTTCGTCATTCAAGAATCCATCAGGCACATATTTTAAAAATCGTCCGTCTGTATCAGGGTTGACATTTTTGAAAATTTCTGCTATTCTAATTACAGAATCCGGTAACAGATACGTCAAACCTTCCTGATTCTCAGGAAGCCTTCGCGTATTCCAGACATCGGGTTCTATTTTATTTAATGCAACATTTAAATAGAGACCCGTATCTCGATTATAGAATTCTTTGACTTCCATCTGAACAGGAATATATCCATTACCATCAGCAAATGCCGATACAAGAACGTATACGTTTTTCAAGTCATGATTTGCTTTTTTTGTGCCTGTTTTTTTCTCTCTATGAACTTCGATAGGAACAGCGTTTTCTGCAAGTTGTTCGATACAGCTCATTGCCTTAGCTAAATCAGGGTAGCTGCCGCCATAATCTGCTTGATGGGTTGCGCTTTTTTTCACATTCTTCAAAGAAAATCCAAAGCCCATATCAAGCTTGCTATTATAAAGGCTGATTCTATTGATTCCAAGGTTTTTGGCAACGGTTTTAATCGTGCCCACAACAGCTGTTTTGTTTAACTCGCCAAGGTTTTCACCGAATTCTTTTACCCTTGCAATATTTACACTTGCCAACTTTACAGTCCCATTTTTCAAGATTTCGTACCGCTCTTGCTCGGTGGAATCAGCCGAAAGTCTGCCATCCCGTACGCAATACTTTACATCAGCCTCTGGGGTGCTTTCTTTTTGTGCCTCAGGCTTCTGCGCAGTTTCTGCAACGCTTGCATTTTCAGCAACAGTTGCGCCCTTCGCCTCCGCAGCCCGGTTCTGCGCCGCGTTCACAAGCAGCTTGTTCCATCTCGCGCTCATCTCATCCAGCTGGTCTTCCATCGCCCGTGCAAGCGCCGTCTTGGATTCGGTGCCGCTGTACGCCGCCTTGATCGCCGCCTTGATGTCCTTTATCCACTTCTGGATAAATTCACCAATCTTCTTCAGCAGGCTGGGGTTGGTTTCGGCAATCTGCTGGATATCCGCATCGGTGATGTTCATCAGAGCCTCAACGCTGGCATCGGCGATGATTTCCTCAATCGCGCCGTCACGGGTCAGCGTGCGTCCATCTTCCTTGGCTTTGGCGATCAGCTTGGCGATCTTATCGTCCAGCATATCGTTATTCATCTTCGTGGAAAGATGATCCATCACGAACGCCTGATATTCATTCCACATGCCGCCATCGGCAAACTGCTTAATGTAATGGGTAAGCTCATGGCCCATCGTGTGCATCATGGCATAGCTGTGATCGCCAACATCATTGCTGCCTGCATGAATGTCCAGCGTAAGCGTCATGGTTTCAGGAGTCCAGCTGCCGTTTTCGGTGGTGTACTGTCCCAACGCGTTTGCCTTGGATTCCACAAACTTGAGGTTAAATCCAATCGCTTTCGCCAACTTTATAGCCGCATGTACGGATGCCTTCTGGTGCTTATCCAATGTTCCAAGGTTGATCTCACTCAGGTCTACATTACCTACGGAAATGCCCTTGGAATTAACCCGTGCAGCCGTGGGCGCGTTGACGCGCATATCCCTGCCAATGGCGTATGCCGCTTCTATCTGAGCCTCATTCAGCGTAGAAATTCGCCCTTCTCCCTTTACGATGTCCAGATTTCTGCCGTCCCTGCCATAGTTTACCGCCCGGACAAAAGCCTCAGAATATTTGACAGCATCCTGCGTATCATTGTACATGTTCTCCATCGTGACAGCCTGCGCACCCAGGTATTTCTGCGCGTTCTTGGTCACGATATCGGCGGGCGCATCGCCTTCTTCGGCCTCGATCTCGATCTCGTCTACGGTCAGGTTTTCGGGTTTCACCGCAGCCGGGGATGCTTTGCTGCGGATTCCGCTTGCCATGTATTCAAGATTCGCCTTATCCAGTTCTGTGGTATTCACCTTCGCCATCGAATCCAGATAGATCTGGCGCACCACAGCGTTGTTGTTGATCAGGTTGGTAATGTAAGGGGTGGATTTCCTGCCGCCGATCACATCTGCCAGCTGCTTGGAAATGGTCTTTGCCGCATCGCCGGTGATTCCCTTTTCGGAAAGCTGTCCTTCCAGCGTCCGGGCATATGCGGTACTCATAACCTCCTGCGCCTGCGCGTCCAGCTTCGCCATGCTTGCGCGGTAAAGCTGGCCCACCTTCGCAGGGCTGATCTTTCCGCCCTTGCTGCGCTTGCCCTTGCTGCTGCGTTCGCCCTTGTCGCGGGCAGTCTTCGCCTGTTCAGGGGGGACAACGCTGCCTACATCCGCGTTTCTCTGCTGGTCGGCACGTTCCTGTTTGTCGCGGGCGTTCTGCTCGGCTTCCTGAACGGCATCGGCAGCCTCAGCCTCAATGTCGCTCGCGGAATTTTCCGAACGTTCCGTCTGTTTATTCGTATTTTGTTCGGATTTCTGTGCTGCCTGTTCAGCTTCCGCCTTCATCTGTTCAAAGATCTCCGCAGTTCTCGTAATAAGCGCTTCAAACCTCTGCTCTTCGCTCATGTTTTCAACGCCTTCCATGCTGTCGATCTCGTCAAGCGCCTGCCGGGCTGCTGCCTTTTTCGCCGCTTCAGGGTCAAACTTCATCGCTTCAGCAGAATCCAGTTCCACGCCTTCGGAACTGCCATTGTCATTTGCAATTCCCTCTGCCGTTTCCTGTACGCCCTGTGCGTTCTCCTGCGGGCGCATGCTGCCCTTCACAGCCTCGGCTATGGCATTCTTCACCACTTCCGCATCCGCGCCCTCAACCTCGCCCAGCGCCTCCTGCGCAACGATAACTGCGTTGTTGATCGCATTATCGCTGTTCACGCCGCCGTTGTCTGCCGCGTCATCCGCAAGGAATTCTGCTGCCTCGTTCACAGCGTTCTCAACTGCTGCGGATACATCGCTGTTCACCTTGCCGGAAACAGCCTCCATCGCCCTGTCAATCACGCTCTGGGTGTCAATCTGCACGGGCTCTGCATTTGTCGCTTCAGAAACGACATTTTCATTGCCGATGGGTTCCGCCGCTTCTTCCATGATCTGTTCATCGGTGATCTCGGAATTGGCCTCGTCAACGCCCAGTGCCGCCTTGATATCCGCAAGAATCTTCGCGTTGCTGCCGTCCAGCCCCACCGATTCTGCCACCTTCACAAGATCAGCCACGCCTTCATTGCCGATGATGTTTTTGCCTTCCTTACGCATGCCGGAATAGTCCGCAACTGCGGAAGGGGCTGCAAATCCTGCGCCGATAAACGCGCCCATCGCCGCGTCTTTGATAAGCGAACCCGCAAAGAACTTGACCTTTTCTTTCTGGATTTCTTCAGGCGAATATCCCTGCGCATGCAGCATATTCTCGTAATCCGTCCATTCTCGGTATTCGCCGTATCTGGCAGCATCCCAGCCCATATTAAGAAGACTCGTATCGGCTTCGCCTATTGCTTCTGCAACGCCCGTCTTCCAAAGCTTATCCCACGGATTGATCGCCTTATCTGCAATGATATCAAGCGGGGCTGCTTCGGTAGCCACTTCAAACGCACCTTCAGCAACCGCGTCCAAGAAATCGCCATCGCCGCGCATAAGGTTGTTGTACCATGCGGTATTAAAGGTGTTCGCGTACATGTTACCAAGCGTCAGAGCTTTCGCCTTGCCGCCCATCGCAGACTGTGCAAGCATATTACCAATGCTGTTTACAGCCTCCGCGCCAAACCTTGCCGCATCGCCAAGATCGCCGATCAGCGGGGCTTCCACCTGTTCGCCCCAAGCCTCCGCCTTGTTCGCCACATTGCCCTGTGCCGTCTGCATCTTCCATGCGTTTTCAAATGCAACATCATACGGGCTCATGTTTTCCCTGAATTCAGGGTCGATAATGCCGCGAACAGTATTCACATAACCTGCAAGTGCGTTGGGCGCGTTCCTTAAAAACGACAGACCATATTCCACAGCAGCAGTCGCGCCGTCATTTTCAATGTTCTTCTGGTATTTGGTTTGTTCGTCTATGGAATAGTTGCGCTGCGCCAAATAACTCACGCTGGGGTCATTGATGTAGTCAATGGCCTCCTGCGGGAATTCATAGTTCTCTACAGCCTTATTGATCAGCGCGTATACGTCCTGCTGCTGTTCCGGGGACAAGTGCTTCACATGGTTCAGATCTACGTTGTTCGCAATCTGCGGAACACCCCTCAGAATCATATCCAGCTCTGCAATCTTGTCTTCGTTCTTACCGGCATGAACATATTCGTTCAGCAGTACGCCCGCATGATAGTTCTGATACTGCTCGTTAGTAAGCCCGCCCTCATAATCCATCATGCCGCTCATGATGGTCGGTTCAACGCTTACGCCGCCATGATCGGTATACTGACGATATGTTGCCCTCGTGGAGTATTCGGGGTCTTCACGCACACTTGCAGAAAGCCTGTGGGCTTTTTCAGTTTCTTTCTCGTAACGCTCCTGCGTCCTCATGATACCGGCAAGTTCTTCCTGATATTTGCCCGTGCCTTCGATGTTGTCATAATACTCTTCGTAGCTGGAAATCGCTCCGGGAAGTCCGCTGGTTGCGTTGAGATAGCCGTATACCTGTTCATCCTCTGCGCGGTAGGCTTCCGTAAGCTTGGCAATAGCGGAAGGGTCTTCACGCATCAGCGTTCCAACATCCTGCCCGGTTGCGGCGGATGCGCGGTAGGTTGCCGCCTGCACCGCCGCCGCTCTTTCCGCGTTGTTTTTAAACGGTCTGTGCGTATAGCGGAAGTTGCTGTCCTTGCCGGAAATCAGCAGAAGGTCATCGCGCAGATCAGCCGTGGAATACCGATAATGCATCTGCGCAATATCATCCCAGGTCTTTTTCTCCCCGGCAACAGCATTCCACACATCTTCCCGCTCTTTGGCTTCCTTGTTACCACCAAATATCGCCCATGCGCCTATGCCGGTTTTCTTGCCTTCATTCAGATAATTCTGAAGCCAGCTTTCCCATTCATCGTCATCCGCTCCGGGTGCGCGGTACGCTTTCCTCGTTGCATCCAGAGGCGTGGAAAGGGTCTCAAAGGTGCTATCTCTCCCGGCAAGGCGCAGCATGCGGTTATATTCCGCAAGTTGTTCCTTGCTTGCACCCTCGGTGTTTAGCACGCTGGTATCGCCGGTGCGGGCGCTCAAAAGATTACCCCACTCATCGGCAAATCTATTGTTCTGCTCCGTAATCTCAGCCATCAGCCTCACATCTTCTTCTGAAAGGCCAAGGTCGTTCACGCCCTCGTTAAACCATTCCGCGCCAAGATCACGCCAGCTCTGATTGTACTTCAATTTCCCCGGCATGCCGGATGCCTTGATATCATTGCTTCCTCCCAAGGCATATATGTTATTGAAGACGTTGCCGTAATTCTGCACAAGATTGTTGTAAAGGTCAATACTATCCCGGCCATAAGCATTTGCGCGGGTTTGCCTGATAAACGAATCATCATCACCTGTATAGGTGCTGGGCTGGCTGAAATCATAGCTTAAGGTTTTGCCCTTGCTGCCGGATGTCGCTGCTTTGGCAGTTTCATCTTTCGGCGCGGAGGAGCTTTTCTTTTTGACAGTAAACTCTTTGTCCTTTACTACTCCTTTAACGCCTTCGGAAGGAATAACGTTTTTTTTCTTGTCTTTATCCCACACGTTTTTCTTCGCCATTCGTTACCTCCACTATTACAGGCCAAGGTCTCTTTTTATCTGCGTTGCCGCTGTGCTGGAAATAGTACCATTTTTTGCAGCCTTTTCGATAAAATCTACAGCCATTGTACTGCCTCTTTGATTCTTGTATGCGCTTGCAACATTCTTGACAACATTGTCCTGATAGGTAAGCTTATAAGGTCCTCCGCCGCTTGTGTTGCCCGAGCTTCCGCCGCTGCTTCTTCCACCGCCGCCACCGCCGCCGCCGCCGGAACTACTTATTTTTTTCTTGTAGAACTTTGCCATGCCCTTTGCATCCGCCTTAGTAAGGCCGATAAGGTCAAGCAAGTCCTGATCAGGTACTCTGCCCGTTTTAATGATCGCCATCGCCTGGTTGTAAGCCAGATCGCGGTTCGTGTTGTACTGTGCGTTCTCCATCTGCGCGAACTGGTTGTACATATTCAGCATATCCTGCCAGTTGCCGTAATCGGCGTTGTACTTGTTCCAATAATCGCTGTTGGCGAAATCGCGTTCGCTCTGCCAATCCGCTACAGTATCGCGGTATTTGGCATATTCGGCGTTTTCCAGATCGCTGGTCAGGTTGTATTTGTTCATCAGATCCTGACCTTCCTGTGCGTATCGTCCGTATGCCCTGTCGTAGAGTTCCGGCACGATGCTGTTGAGCTGCTGCAGGTAATTCTGGTATGCCTGATTGCCCGCCGTCGCGGCGTAGGAATTGCCGTATCCCCCGGTCAGCCCCGCCGCCTGCGCCGTGGTATCCATCATGGCCTGCTTGCCAAGGTTCTGATACTGGCTCTTATACTGCTGATACAGCATATCGCTGTTCAGGTCGTAGGTGAACTGCGGGCGGTTCATCACCTGATTGTAGATATCGTCCAGCTGCTGCTTGTAATTGCTGGAATAATCCCCGGGCTTGCCGGAAACCACGCTGTTCAGGTAATCCTGCGCAGCCGTCACATCCTGCGATTGCTGATATCCCTGGGAATATTTGCCCAGCGCGTTCTGCGTACTTTCCGAAAGCCCCGCCAGCCCCGTGTAAGGGCTGGCCACGGCTTTGCTCTGGGTGGTTTGCGCCGCCGCTGCGGTCTGGCTTGCCGTGGTAGGCGATGCGCTGGTTTTCACCACAGGGGTGGTAAGTTTCTTGTCATCAATGATTCCTGCCATGTGTTTTCCTCCTTAATCGGTAGATTTGGTGTATTCGACGATAATGACCACCGTTTTCGTGCCGTCGAATCCGCTGCCAAGACCGAGATATATCTGATAGCCGTTATAGGTTCTCAGGTTGGCGGAGTGGTTCAGGCTGCCGTAATAGGATGTGGGCGCGGACACCCATTCACCATCGGAACGCTGGATCATACCGCGCAGCGTGATCACTGTTTCCGGGGTGATGTTGCCGGGAAAATTGGTCATAACCTTCTGGCTGCCGGAATGCGTAGTGGTTCCCTTCCACAGATACCTGTAGATCGGTTTTCCGTCAATCCATTTGCCGCCGGTTAGCTCTTCCACACCTTCTGTATAATTTGTCACGCCTGCGATGCCGCCGTCGGCACTCACCTCACCCGCGAACGTAGCTCTGCCAGCGTGCAGAGCACTGTTAGCATATACAAAGGAAAAAGTCCCCCTTGTAGCATACACCACGTTTGCATGCATATTCTCGCCAGCGTTAATATCGCCGGTCGCACTTACGCTTGTGCATTCGATATCGCCATCATAATCAGGAAGAGCGTTTGCCGCTTCAAGCAAAGTCTGTAATGCCGTTGTATTTTCTGAAAGTTGAGACATGATATCACTCCTTATTCTTCGGCGCTGTCTGCGTCCGTTGTAGAAGCAGTGTTGCCGCCTGTGACTTTAGTCAGCAAAACATTGATGATCTCACCTATAAGCTCCGTCTGGGTGGATACTTCTTCATTGATACGGATAATTTCAGACGATATACTCATATACCCTCCTTAAATCGCCGCAAGCGCGTTTTCGATGTCATCGGTCAATGTTACAGTTCCATCTCCATGATGATATCCTTGGGCAATCGTAACGCTGGTTACGGTAAGGCCGTCCATTGTATAGCTTTCCTTCTTATTGTCAGGCATAGTGCCCGTTTGTCTTGTGCCATCTGCGCCAATGAATGAATTCCCCATCAGGACGTGATACGGCATAGCCATAAGGCCGGTGGTATCTTGATAATTATCAGGAATGGCAGCCACTTCCACGCTATCAAGCACTTTGCCGCTGGTGGGGGTGATCGTCTGCGTAGATGTGGTAGGGGTGACAGATTTGCTTTCCGTTGAAATACTTACAGCGCCCGTACCGCTGTGATAGCCCTTTGGAATGGTATAAGACTTAGTTTCTGCATCCAACGTTTTGCTGACGGCCCCATTATTAGGCATCGTACCGGCAACAGTCTCACCCGCAGCGTTTACGATGATCTTATTCGCAAGCACGTCCGCAGCCCCGGCGGTTACGGTGGAAGTGTCATTGAAATTGTCAGGAATCGCCGCCACAGTCACGCCGGACAGGCCGTAATAGCCGCTGTCGGGGGTAACATTCTGCTGGGCTTTAGTGGGCGTAATGCTTTTTGCCTGCAAGGTATAATTGCCGCCGCCAGCTACGCCGGAAACCGTGCCGTTGCCATTGTGGTAACCTTTGGGAATGGTGTAGGTGTCACCCTCCTGCACGTTTGCCTGCACAGCGCCGCGATTCTCAATGCCGTCAACAGCAGTCGCAATCGCGTCAATTTTAGCGGTCGAAGCTACAAGGCCAAGGTCAACCAGCTTGGTGCGCATGGTGTTTCTTGCGGTCTGGATTCTGGTGATTTCAGTCTGGGTACTCATATTTCATCCTCCTTTAAATGGTCTCAAGCAGTGCGTTAATGTTTCCAACAGATTCAAATACCGCCGCTGATGTAATGGGCAGCGTATTGTCCTGTTCAGGCGTGTCCGCAGTATTTACCGACAGCACGCCGTTTTCATATGTCAGCGTCTCATCGACTATAAAACTTGGTGCGGATGATCCGCCGCTATCCCCTCCGCCCGTTGTGCCGCCGTTGAAGATAACAGGCCCATTGAACACCGCCCCACCATCGAAAGTGGCGTTCCCGCCCACATTTATGCTTTTTTTAAGATCGATATGGTCGAACTCACCAGCCCCGGCGATCACATGGCTTGAAAATTCCGCCATCGGAGAATATACAGCAGCGGAAAATTCGCCGCCTTCCGCGAACACAGTGTACTTTATGACAGCATTTGACCCGGCTATGGTTCTCGCTTCCACAACCTCGTCCGCATGGATATTGCCTTCTTTGTCCATGTACGCCTTGTAGGTATAACTTCCGTCTTCCTGCGGTTCAGCGCCCGCGTACACGCCGCCATCGCTGCTGATTTCCCATGCGGAATCCAGGAATCCTGCCCTTTCCGCCATCTTGCCGAAGGCAAAGCCATTGCCGCCCTTCAGCGCATCGAACACAGCGCCGGGAGTGGGCACAATCAGTGAAACCGTGTTGGACTTGCCTATGGTATCCGTTGCGGTAAATGTAACCACATAGCTTTTGATGGGCAGGATGGTGCCATTGCCGATAACAGTTTCACCCGAAATCGTAGCCGGTTTCATATCCCCGCCGCGTTCTCCCCATTCTGCGGTAATGGTGCATTTGTTATGTCCACCGATTTCCTTGTAGGCGGCCGATGCTTTCGCGGTCAAAAATGCCCCCTGATCGTTTTCGGTTCTGTCTCCGTTTGATCTATAAACACTTGTGTCGATAAGAACAGGGGCAGAATAAATGTAAACCGGCATTTTATAACTCAGTTTTGTCGTATTCATGCGGCTATCCATAACACTGAATTGGACATACACATATTCAACTGTCCTGCCACCCTTGATAACATCCGTTATAACCGGCTGCGTAAAGTCTCGCACGATATAGTCCTTGCTTTCGCATCGGATATTGATCTGCTCAACCTTTGCACCGAACCTGGTTTCAATCTTATCGATAGAAAAACTGAATACCGCTTTGGAATATCCACCTACCAGCACATTTTCCGGCGCATCCGGCAGGATGTCATCCTGGGAAACATACCCAAAGAATCCATCATTCAACACGGGGTTCATATCGATCACAACAGGATCGCCGTTTTCGTCCGTGGTCTCATAGGTTTTTGCGATCTTCAACGTGAATTTATAGGATGGAGTGGCGAATTCTTCCCATGCACCGTTTTCGAACCTTTCAAAGGGCGTTTCGATTGTGCATTCCAGGTCGGGATCTGTAATCTCATAAAGCACACCCTCTCCTGCTTCAAATAAAAACGTGCCCTTTCCATAATTCGATCCACTCTCAGTGGTCTCAATGGTTCCTGGAACAGACATGTCTCCAATACGCATGATAGGCGCGTTAATCCTCACCTTGGAATATGAACCGTCACCAATATAAGTATAAGAATACTGCAGTTCAAACGTTGTATCTTGCTTGCTTTTGATGGTTCTGTCCTTTATTCCATCAACAAACCTCAACCCATAGTTCAGCTGCGCCATTATTCATCTCCTCCTATCCATCTGAGGGTAAAACCGTATTTTCGGGAAAGCTCCCATTGCTTGTTGAAGGTCACAGTGTCGGAAACATCGATATCCGTAACCGTCAGGGTTTTCTGGTTGAAAGAAGCCACTTCCACGCCATTCTGGTAGAATGCCATCTTGTTGGCGGTGTAGATGGCCATGCTGCGGGATTTATCAAGGACATCGTATTCAACGCCGTCTATTGTGGCCTTTTCGTCTGTTGTCCGGAGTTCCTGTCCGATGGCAATGCCGATGATGGGGGTCACGCCGTCTTTATCCCAGATAATGCCCCTGCGGATATAGCCCTGGCTCGTCTGCTGAAACTGCTCCAGCCCATCGATCTGCGCCTGATAGTTGTAGGATTCGATGGTGCTTTCAGCCGTCTGAACGATAGTGGTCTCGATATTCTCCTGAAAGGTTCCCCATTCATCGCTGATGGCTTCATACTCGCTTCTCAGCGTTGTTTCCACCACATCCATCTCCGCGCGCACAGTATCCGCCGATTTGATGATCAGGCTTTTCAGTTCCCGGTATTCGGCTTCGGTCGAGCCGTCCGCAGGTTTCCCGGAAGCGGAAACGGCGGTCTGCGCCTTCTGTATGGCGTTGTCCGTCTGAACGAGGGCGGCGTTCAGCTGCTCCGTCAGCCTGAACAGGAATGAATGCATCTGAACAAGCTGGCTCTTTTCATCCCCTTTAAGCCCGGGAGGCGGGGCGAAGTTCAAGCCGTTCATCATGCGTCACTCCCCTGTTCAAGGATTTTGCACATGGAATACATGCGCACATCGCCCTCGCCCTCAAGGCGCATCCTGAAATGGTCGCACCTGCGGGGAATCACGGGGAAGATAAAAGCGTCCAGCCCGTTGCCGGTCACCGTGCCCTGGTCATGCCATACGCCATCGGAATCGTATTCCGTCTTCAGCGTCACCTTTGCTCCTTCGCCCAGCTTCATGCGCAGGTTGAACCGGGAAACATATTTGTTGTCCGGCATGTCATACCCGATCACGCCGCTTTCGGCATACCATGAAACGCTTTGTTCATCCGCTTCGCCGCTTCCGTTCATGGTCAGGATGGCGTTTTTGTCAGCATGGATGAAGTAAAGCTCCTGTCCCCATGCCGCAAAGCCGGTGATATGCGCGTCATCATGCCTGTGCCATACGCCGCGCAGGGTGTCATACACAAACAGATGCCATGCCCCGGATACATCCTTCATGCTGATGTAATAACAGCCGTTCATGCTGCCCGCCACGGCGGAGGAATACATCTCCCCGCCGAACTGGGTGGATATGCCCGCAGGCAGGCTGCCGTCATAGGCGCAGATATCCGTGGGGGATTTGTAATAAAGGATCTCGTTCACGATGGCGATGCTGCCGCCGCTGCCCTGCTGCACGCCACGGCATTGGGTGGTCTGGGTCTGGAAATTGGCGGGGAAGCTGCCGTAGATCTTGTGGATGCAGTTTTCCTTGAAAAATATGGGATAGCCCAGATACGCCGCGCAGCCGGTGAAGGGGCCGTCCGTGCCCACGGAAACGGTATAGCTGTCGCTGGATATGCCCATGAAGCAATGCCAGTTCTTGAAATCCCCCAGCTTGCAGGCGTAGATTTCGTTCACCATTCTGCCGTCCTTCATGCCGTAATAGCATCCCCACAGGCGATTGTTGGCCTCGCACACATAATCGAGGACGGGAATCTTTCTCTCAACGGTGATCACGGCTTCCTGCGTTACCGCCGCCTGATCCAGAACGCCCACCACGATGATATAATCATCGCCCCGCGCCTGGATGATGATATCCCCGTTCAGCGCCGCGATCTGGTTCTGAATGATGTTGCCTGTATCATCCTCATGGGTATACGCCGCGCCGGAAAGGGTCACGCCGTCATAATCGGCGAAGTTCTGTCCGATGCCGGTCACGCTGATCTTCACATACACCGTGGGAATCTCCACCCACATGCCGCTTGTCTCGCTGTACTGCTTAAGCGTATGGGGAGAAGAGGATTGATCCATCCAGTACATGCCGTTCACAGGCTCGGGAGGCTCCGCCGTGGAAGCCGTGATGTTCTCATAGGCCTTGCCGGAGATATCGCAGGGGGTGTAATTGATCATGGCGTTCTTTTGCGTGCCATCCGGTTCTTTGATCAGGCTTTCATACTTCGCGCCCATGCTGCCCCGGTCGGATATATCCTTGGTGTTCACATACACATTGTCCGGGAATACACACAGATACGCGCCCATGCTCACCATCTGCTTGGGCAGCATGGATTTATGTTCCGAAAGGGTGATGCCGGGAACAGGATCAGTAAGCGAATATCCGTTGTAGAAAAGCTGGTCGCCCTCTATCCACGCCAGCGCGTCCTTTGCGATGATGCCCCGGATTTCCCCGAAGGCGGTTTCGCTGCCCACGGGCGGATAATGCCTTCCCCGCTTGCCCCTCTGCGCGAAAAGGGGAAAGTACGCCCCGGTCAGGTTTTCTTCGGCGTACCATTCCCCTTCATTGATCTTCAGGTTGTGGTTGTATCCGCCGAAGACGTCGGTCATGGTTCGGGTCTGGTTACCCTCTTTCAGTTCAGGTAGATAGGGCATCGTCAACCCTCCTTCCGGCGGTAAAGGTAAACCCGGAAACCTGCTGTTTGGGCATGTGCGTGCGGTTGTACCAGTCCGTAAAGGTCAGGTATGCCGCGTTGAACAGGTTGCGGGTGTTGTTGTATTTGGTGATCTCCATATTGCCAAGATCGATCTGGCTTTCCAGATACCATCTGTAGATCTGGTCATAGGGAAACGGCGCGATCAGCTCCTTCTCCGCGTCCGTCTCCGCCTCATAGCCCGTGAACGCCTCCGTAAGCGGGCTGTCCTCATGGGTGTCGATCAGCTCCCGGCATATCATGCCGTCCACATCCGACAGCCATTTGTATTTATCTTCCTTCGTGAATCGGTTCGGCTTCAAACGATCCACCATTTCGATGACTTCTCCTACCTTCATGCCTGCCTCCTTTTCGCGGGTATTAAAAACGGGCAGGGCGTTATGCCCCGCCCGTCTGCGGTGGGCGATTAAACGCCCTGTACGATTTTCATCATATTCTGTTTCTCTGTGCTATAGCTGTCTGCAACAGATGCGCAAACCTGGCTTTCTTTGATGATTTCAGCCACAGGCTTGGGCACCTCCACACTCACACCGCGAGGGATATTCCAGGCCTTTCCGTTCAGGCCGACATACAGCATCGGATCCTCACCAGAAATCTTGTGTACGAAAACCGTAACCTTCTCCTTCATGGGGTCTTTATTAACAGTTGCCATACGCTTCTCCTTTCCGGGGAGGCGTACAGCCTCCCCTGTTATTTAATGGCCCTCATATCTCACTCAGGCCTTGGGTTTTTCGTAGTTTGCCGCATCGCTTGCGCTGTAAGCGCTGCAGCTTTTCACGCATACCATGCGCTCGGGATACAGAATCTTGGTGGCATCCTCAAACTTGTAACCGGCAGTGGAATACTGTTCCAGAGGGCCGCCAGCCTGACTCTTATCCTTGATGATCATTTCCATGCTGCCGCCTTCGGGGTCGATGATGCCATAGGCATCCTTGCCCAGGAAGAAGGAGGAATAGATCATCTTGCCGGTCTCGCCATATACGGGGGCGTTGGGGCTCTCGATGAAGCGCACGCCGTGCAGTTCGCCGATTTCGCCGTTGAAGATCTCAGTAGTGGCTGCATACTTGTGGGCCTCGATCCATTCATCGCTGGCGCGCAGGTCGTAGGATACGGAGGGATGGATGATCGCCACATACTTGCCGTTGATCTTGGGGGCCTTGGCCTTCTTCAGGGCGGTGGCCGCCTTGTTCACCATATCAGGGGTCAGGCGGTTGTTGTCTGCGGAAAGACCCGCATCCTCGGTGACGGGGGTTGCCTTGCCATCTGCGCCGATGGTGTCGGCAAACATGATGTTGGTGCCGGTCATCAGGGCATTGCGGATCAGGATGTCCTTGGTCTCGCCTGCGGAAGCGCCCAGCTCCTCGGTAGCGCCCAGCAGCACGTTGTCAATGGCGTGCAGATCCAGAAGATCGGTGATTGCCACGAACATGCCATACTGCTGAAGGCTGGTGGTCAGGGTGGTCTGGCCCAGCTTTTCGCCGGTGGGGATAACGCCTTCCTGCAGCACGGGGGCATTGGGCAGAGTGTTCCACTTGCGCCATTCCACGGTGCGGCCCTTGTTGGCGGGCAGGGGCTGCTTACGACCAAACTGCGCGAAGATCAGCTCGCTGCGGGCATTCTCCAGCAGTTCGGTGTCGTAATAGGTCTTCATGGTGGGAGACAGATCGTTCGCACCAGAAAACTGAGTGACATCGGAAGCATCATTGCTGTTTACATATGCGGTGGTGGCGTTTACCAGATCGCCAGCGCCGAACAGCTGCATATTCATGTTAAAAAGTTCAGACATAGTAATTTTCCCCTTTCTTGTCTTTGGTCAGGGGAATATCGTCAGAATACGATTTTTTCCCCTCTTGCAACCCTGCGCCGGATCTCTTCTCTGTCCGCGCGGGTCAGCTGTCGCGGGTCGGATTTAACGGTGGTTGCGCTCTGCGCCCCTGTCAGACCGTTTTCCACGGGCCGCATGCTGTTGCTGCGCACTGCGTTGGCCATCTTCTGTGCCGTCTGCTGCGCCGCGTATTGCATGCCCTGCGCCTTGATATCAGCCAGATGCACCGTCTCATATGCGGTCTTCACATCGATCCCAACTCCGGGAGCCGTCAGCCTCGCAAACGCGGGGTTTTTAAGCTCTGTCATCAGGTCAAAATCCGGGTACATGCCCTTAAGATTCTGTGCCTGCTGTGCCAGGGAATTGAAATGCTCCTGCATGCGCTGTTCCGCTGCGCTGCGCTCTTCATTTTTACGCATGCGCTCGTTCTGCATCTCCAGCTGTTTAACGGTCTTCAGGGTGTCAACGCTCATATTGCGTTCGATAGCCTCGGCCTCAAGCGCTTCATCGTCCATGCTCACTGCGCTCATAAGTGCGTCAATGTCAGTCGGATCCACGTTGTGCCTCTTGCCAAGGGCCTCAAGCAGGGGCTGCAACGCCTCCAGCTGCTTCTCATTATCGCTATTGGTCTTGAACCGATTGCGGATGATATCCTGCACTTTAGCGTCAAAAGCGGCTTTGTGCTTGCCCTTGATCAGGCTTTCGAAATCGTCTTCGCCGTTGTCCGTCCCGGTGTTCGCGGCTTCGTCCTGTGCAGGTGCGACCTGCTGTGCGTTCTGCTGCTGGATGCCGTACTGCACACCAGCCAGCGGATTTTCGCGCCTTCTGCTCTTGCGTTCCCCGGCGGCGGGAACATTTACGCCCGTTGCACCGTCAGCCCCGGCTGCCGCGCCGCCATCGCCGCCGGAAGCGCCACCCGCGCCGCCGTCTGCGAAAAGCTGAAGGTTGAATTTATAAGTATTATCCATAAAAATCTCCTCTGTCCGTAAGTGGACGACTCTATGCGATTATTGTATCAAACCAGACAGGGCAAATGTCAGCCCCCCTCTCAACCGGGCTGACTTGCCCCCTGCGCCCTCGCTCTGGCCTTGCTCATCTTGGATGCGCTGCCGCCGGGATCGCCCATGCCCATCTGCGGCATGGCTGCGGGCATCGCGCCCTGTGCCTGCGCGCCGCCGATGATGCTCTGGGCCAGCTGCTGCGCCATCATGGGGTCGATCTGCTGTGCCAGCTGCAGGGCAATCTGCTGGTATTTGGCCAGTTCCTGCACAAGGGTGCCGTTCTGGCTCACCTTCTGCATCACCTTGTCCTTGCCGTCAAAGTCCATCATATCCAGCAGCATCAGCGCCTGATCCGTCATCTGCGGGTTGAATACGCCCTGGTTGTACAGGGTGATCGCCAGCTCATTCTGCGCCGCTTTGGTATAGGCGGTCTTGGCCTGCGCGTTAACCCGCACATCAAATTCAGGCAGCCGGTATCCCATATCCTTTCCGGCGAACATGCCCTGATGCTGGGGCTGCATGGCCTCGTTGGTAAACGTGGTAAACTGCTCATCGCCCACATCGCCCATGATGCGGAACTGCCGGGGCATATCGTAGAACTGCCGTATCAGCTCAATCACCTGAGTGATAACCTCGGAAAACGCCCGGTAGGCGCTCAGCGTGGAAGCGCGGCTCACCTTGCCGCTGGCCTCCTGCAATGCCGCGATGGCGCTTGCCGCCTGAGAGCTGTTCTGCGTAATGCCGTTGGAGCTGTCGGTGTTGCCGCTGGTCTCCTTAAGCTCACCCACCTTGTTGTTGACCACGGCGATGGGGGTCTGGTTAAACGGGGGCGTGGTGATGGGCACGATGCTGTCCGCACCCAGATTGCCAGTCACATGCACAAGAGGCTTCGTGAAATCCATGAATTCCTTCTCATTCACGCTGCCATCGCTGCGGATAAAGTATCTGGGCGTTGCGTTGACCAGGCTGTTTTTGATGATCGCCTGATTCAGGATGTCGATCTGCTCCTGCGCGTTCTTGCACACATCGATATAGCCGAATCCGCAGGGGCTGCCCTCCACGGGGAACAGCGCGTCCAGCACAAACGGATACAGCGCGTGGTCGTAAAGGCCCCTGTTTGCAAGTTCCGGGTCATCCTCCGTGCAATAAAGCACGGTATCAAGCACAAACTTGCAGAAATGCAGCACCTTCCTGCCGCCCTCGTAGCTGTGATAATACCAATCGATCACGGCAGTTTTGTTGCTGGTGTCCACAGGATCATCTGTGATGTATTTGCGCAGGGAAACAGCGCCGCTTGAAAGGTTTGCATCGCCCAGCTGCGGATACTGGCCCTTCAGCATGTCGATATCCACAGCCTCCACATGGAAAACCTGCTGGCTGTCCTGAATATTGCTGATGCCGGGTTCCCAGAACAGGTGCAGGAGATTCACCTTCTTGATGGCGATATCGCCCATGCCGTTGTGCCGGGATTTATCCCAGAAGATGCCGTATACGCCCGTGCCGCCCTTCAGCTTCTGCCACAGGATCTCGCTGTACGCCTGCTCAAATTTGTTTTGGTCGAGGATACAGGGAATGATGGACGAGAGCATCTTCGCGGTCTGCTTGTCCCCCTCTTCCCGGGGCAGGATATTGGCTTCGGGGATGCTCTGGATGCCGTCCGCATGCTTGGAAACGATAACGTTGAAAAGCCACGCGCTGCCGGTCTTCATATCCCCCTGCGCGCCCTTTTCCTGCATCCATTCCCAGTGGCGCAGCTTCCACCATTGCTCCACTTCCACAAGGCGGGATTCCAGGTGCCCTTTGCCGCTTTTGTATTTGGTCAGATCCTGCATGGCTTTGGTCAGCCTGTCCTTGGTCATGCGCTTTGCCACAGGCGCTGCCGTGGGCACAAATCCCTGCACAGGCTCATTGCCCTGCACACCGCTCTCACCGGGCATGCCCTCCGCCTGTCCGATGCTGCGGCCTGCCGGGGATTCCTGCGCGGCCTTCTGCTGCATCGCCGCCATCATGATCATCCGGGGATCGATCTGCGGTCGCATGGGCTGCTGTCCAGCCTGCGCCGCTTCCGTCTGGGGCGGGGTATCCTGTTCCGGCTTGCCGGTCGGCTTGTCCTGCTGCCGCATGCGCTCGTCATCGGGTCTCTTTTTCTGGGCCATATCGTGATCACTCCTTTGCTCTTATCTGTGTCGTTGTGTATTTGTTGGGTGTCCATCCTGCCACCTGATTAAGCGGGTCGCTCGTAAACAGCACTTCCGCCGTCTGCACGCGCACCGGCTTAATGGGCCGCGACATGCACATATACCGCCATTCATCGGCGATATGGTCTTCGCCATCAGTGTCAAGGTCTTCGGGCTTGGTTTCGGAATACATAAGCCCCGGCACGGTGCGGATGAACCCCTTGCAGTTATTGAACACATACATCCGGGGATATCCGCCCTCATCGAACTGCAGCCGGTAATGGCATTGCATCCATCCGCTGATGCGCTCATGATCGCCTTTAGTGAACAGCACGCCGTGCCTGCCCGCCTCTTCGGCGATGGATATGCCGTGGGAAGCGTCCCATATGGCGGGGTCGGCAACGCCAGCGATGTGCTTGCCCTTCAGCCAGGGATGCTCCCTTTCTATCCGGGCGATCTCCTCAAACTGTTTATCGGGCGCCCACTTCACGCCCTCGTTGGGGGTCTTGGTGCAGCCGTACAGCTCAAGGATGCGGTACAATACGCCGTCATAGTCCACCGCCCACCACGCACAGGAGAATGGCTTGTTGTATCCGAAGTCATAGCTTCTGCATATCGTCCAGCCACGGGGCGGCTCAAAGGGTTCGATCACATGCGTCCACCGGCGCTGATGCATCAGCTCTTCCACGGTGCAACCCTCTTCGGCAGCCTTCGCCGGGTCGGGGGTCTCCCTGAATTCCTCGAAGAACTGGCCCTCAAAGATATCCCATCTGCCGTACAGCCATGCCTCACGCAGCTTCGGGGGCAGGGCTTCCAGCTGCTTGATATAGTCCGGCTGCTTGACCATCAGCACCTTGTTGTCGGTCACAAGGGATTGGATGAAGGTGTAATCCTCCGGGTTTTCCCCTTCCTCGAATCGCCTGTCGATGAAGATGCGCTTGATGTAGCCGTGGCCCTGCCCGCCGGGGTTCATGGTGTAATAAACCCGCTTGGGGAAATCGTTCGCGCCGCGCAGGCAGGCGGTGATGGTCTTCATCTGATGCTCGGAAAGCTGCGTGGCCTCATCCAGATAGATGATGTCGTATTCCACGCCCTGCAGCCGTTCAAGGTCGGAATCCCTGGCGCAATAGGTGAAATTCACGGTGGAGCCGTTGATGAACTTGAAAACCTTGTCCTTATCGTTGTACCGGGCAATGTCCTTAAGCTCCGCGCGCAGGATGTTGATGTGGTTGTTGATCAGCTCCGGGTAGGTGCGGCGCACAATCAGCTGCCGTATCCCCGGATATTTAAGGGCCATCAGCTTCGCCTTCGTGCGCACAGACCAGCTCTTCCCGCCGCCGCGCGCCCCGCCGAACCCCACATGCTTTGTCTTTGCCAGCAGGAATTGCTTCTGCTTTTCGCTGGGCGGGGAGATATATCGGATGATGTCTGTCATTGGGCATAATCCTCCATATCGTCCATCCTGATGATCACGCGCTTGCTGCTGTCATCCTCACTGGCGGCCTTCTGCTGATCCAATTTAAGGCGCTCCGCAGCGATCCTCTGGGATTCCCGCTCCGCCTGCGTGGGCAGGTTAAACAGGTTGCGCATCACCAGCGTCATGTCACGCATCGCGCCGGTCAGATCCTTTATGGCGCGGGTATCCGCTTTTTTAAACACTTTTTCCTCGGTCACAACATCCATGCCGCCGTCATCGGATATATATTTGTTTTGCACCAGGTGCCGGTAGAATTGCTGTGGATCTGCGTATATTCCGGCGATGACATCGCTCATGGCTGTGGCAGCCTGCATGATTTTTTTAAGCCTGTCCACCTCATAATCTATGCCGTCCTCCAGCGCGCGCTTGGATGCCTCCGCCAGGTATTCCGCGCGCAGCCTCGGCCAGTCCTCCCGCTTGCCGATCTTGCCTATCGCGCTTTTTGATATCCCGTGCTTCTGCGCAAGCTCTCCATAGCTCAATCCGCTGGATATGTATTCCGCCCGTAGCCCGGCCCAGTCCAGCGCAGCCATGTCACCACCTCCCTCCATATAACATCTGCATATATCGTATCAAATCCGCATGCCCCAATGTCAGCCACCCTCCCCACGCCCGTGCATGGCCCGTCCACGTCTGGGAGACGCGCATCCATTGTCATCCACACACAAAAAAAGAGGCGGCATAAGCCACCTCAGATCATCTTGCTATACCATTTGCCGCGCCCTTTCGGCTGCTTCACCTTTGGCACGACACGGGCGTGATGCGATTTGTCCACCAGATCATTGTACTGATCCACGCTTCCGCCGATCAGGCGGATGATAGCTGCCGCTATCTGCGGATGTGTGATGGTGCCGGTCTCCTCCAGCATCCATATCAATCGGTCACTGCAGTCGCATTTCACGCCGAACGCCTGCCGGTCAAGGCCCAGCGCCTCCCGGCCATTGATCAGCCATGTGCGGATTTTTGTTTTAATTGGCATTGGTGTCCTCCTCAGTTCATCATTCCGAGAGCTATGCCAAACACAACCGCCAGCACAAGCCCGAAAACTGCGATAGGTTCCATTATTCATCCTCCTTCGGAATCTCAGGCGGCATACGATTCCTGCCCACCCATCCAGCTATAGAGTCCAATGCTTTACTGAGAAACGCATTTTCCTCCGCATCAGTATAGAACATACCCTGCATCCTGTCTTCGGTCTGCATAGAGTATACCAATTCGCCACCAACGTCCGGGCATTCCACACTGACGTATCCGCCCCCGAAACGGATATATCCGACCATCTTTTTGTTGTAGAATGCATCCCATTGAGCCGGGCAAGCCCAACAGGTTTGGACTAACGTGATTTCGTTTCTGATTTTTTCAAGCTCCATCGGCATTTCAATCCTCCTTCGGCGGTTCGGGCAGGGGCATCCAATACAACACTGGTTCATCTACGGCAGAGAATTGTTCAGTATATCGAACGCCTTCCTACCATCCCTCTGGGACAATGTATTCGTCCTCTTCCTCGTCATAGCCCAGATCAACATCCCCTGCATCCCAGTTATAATCGCTTTCGCCAGTGAACGTTTTACCGTTTGTATGGAATCCACAAGAAACAGCCATGCCTCTCATTCCCATAAGGCTCCACTTTGTTGCAATAAGCACAAGCTCTTCGTTCTTCGGCAACCTCTCCTTCACGCTAATCCACTTCGGCTGATTGGCTTCAAGCTGCTGGATGTAGGCAAGGGCATCCGCGTTGCGTTCCACAGTACAAGCCCAGCTTCCGTCAGCCTTATCATAAGGGCAATTCAGGCAATCATTATATGTATTACAGCATTCCAGCCCCTTCTTGATCTCTTCAGGCTTCTTCACTCTTCGCCGCCTCCTTAAACGCTTCCAGGGCGTTCAGCAGATTGTGAACGTAATTCAGGTTATCAATATCAGCATCGTTACGAATAACATCCAGCAAGTTCAGGGAAATAAAATCTGCAAGGCTTTCACACTGTCCCTTGGTTAGTTCAACTTTCATCCTTCCACCTCCACGCCGCGCCATTGCCATTTATCTCCACGCCGACACCCTACGCAGAAATATCCGGGCGTGTAATGCTTGCATGTTTCGCATCTTGGATTTTCTGCCATGATATTCACCGCCGCATCCCGTTCCTTTGTCCGGGTTTCCAACATAGCCTGCGCCTGTGTAAGCATGATGTTCAATCCATCCCGTTCCCGTGTGACCTGATCGAGCTGGGTGGACAGGGATTCGATTTCATCAATTAGCGACATAGCCGAATCGCGGGAAAGTGTGCATTCTTGCTCCCCTGTAGGAAGTTCCATTTTGCTGAATATATCGAACGCCTGTTTAATGGTATCGACTACAATTCTCGCTTCCTCATTCATCGCCGTCCACCTCCGTATCCGCCTTTACTCCGCCGCTGCAATAATCGTCAGGAAGTATTGCAATGCCGTGTAGCATGCACAGCCGCACATCGCCACGATAGCCGTCATATTTGATCGAAGCCTTCATGCCGCAATTAAGGCAATCCCTGCACCGCACGACCTCGACAGCGTCCACGGCGGGGGTGTTTTCTATTGATTCTACAGACACGGCTTTATATGTCATGCCGCATCCGCTTTCATCGTATTCGGTCACTTTGCGCACATCATAGCCATTTATCAGCGCACTCCTGCTGATCAGGTCATCATTCATCATAATCATCATCCCCCTTATCATCCGCAGCGATATTGCACAACGCAAACGCGAAAACCAGCACCGCCACAACGATTCCCAGCGCGATCAGTCCTATGGGTATCATCAAATCACACTCCCGATCAGCGCAGTCACGATCATCGCCAGCGCAACCAGCGCCATGCATTTGATGCCGTAGATCACCCAGGCGAAGGCCAGGCACCCCCAGCCGGTTAAGGCCAGGAGTACACTGAACAGGGTTTTAAGGAATTTCATGTTATCCCTCCATAAAATCAAATAGTGTCATTCTGCCTTTTTCCATGTCGGCGGCCTGCAGGTAGCCCACACCATCGGCAAAATATCCTTCATTGAGCTCCACGCCGATGCCTCTGCGCCCGGATTTCACCGCTTCAGTGGGCACGGTCATCAATCCGCCGAATGGATCGAGGATAACCTCGCCCGGTTTGCTATATCGGTCAATCAATCTGGTAACGATATCAATCTGCAGGGGGCAAACGTGCATCTGTTTCCTGCGCTGGCTCTGGGTGGTGTTATAGGTGCGCATGCGGTTCACGTCATCCCATACAGCTTCTGTCCAGCTGCCGGGTGCGCACACCATAAACGTTGCGGGCAGTTTTCCAGCTTCATCCAGCTGTTTTGCAAGGTTCACATGTTCATCGTAGCTGTAAACATTGTCCCGGCTGAAGTTGCGATAGGCCGCCTGCAGCCTGTCCACGGGGATTTCCGCCAGTTCTTCAGCGCTCACAGGCCTGTCGCCGCTGGAACGCCAGAAGGCATGCGCGTCAATCTGCCACTGCGCCCGGGTATAATCGGATTTTTCCCGGCTTACAGGATCATCCGCATAGCCCTTGGAAGTATCGGTGGGCAGTTTCCGGAACAGAAGGATGTATTCCGGGCAGCCTACGCCCATCTTTGTGCCGTCCTTGCAGCATTCGGTCCATCCCAGGCGGTAGGTCTGGTTATTTTCGCGCACAACGTCGGTCACAACCGTTATCATGCCGAAAAACTGGAAGCCATGCTTCATGTAGTGCATGATAGTCAGCGCGTGGAAAGGTTCCACGGTGGGCATGCCCGTGCCGGTGGCATTGCCGAACAGAATGCGGTCCTTTACATGGCAGCAGAAAACGCGGCCGGGCTTCAATACCCGCAGAAGGTTCGGGCTCAGATAGTCCATCTGATCGAAGAATGCTTCCGTGTCTGGATTGTGCCCGAAATCGTTATAGCTGGGGGTGTATTCATAATGATTGCCGAATGGAATGCTGGTGATGATCTCATCCACGGAATTATCCGCCATGCGGGAAAGTTCATCCACGCAATCATTATTCACGGCAACAAAGTTTTCCCCGTTTACCACTTTGCGCACAATGCCGATGGTGCGCTTCATATCATCGAATCGGGCTTGACTGTTCAGCCCGTAGGTTTTCACGATCTCGGCCATTTTGGCGGTCATCTCCTTATGCTGTTCCCATTTCTGCAAAAGCACCTTTTTGATCTCCGCTTCGGATTCCATGTAGATAATATCGATGATTACCTGCTCTGTCTGCTGGAATCGATAGCAGCGGTGGATTGCCTGAATGAAATCGTTGAACTCATAATCAATGCCCATGAAGATTTCACGGTGACAATGCCGCTGGAAGTTGCAGCCGCTGCCGCAGATTTCTTTCTTTGTGGCAAGGATGCGGGAACATCCCTCGGCGAAATCGATCACGCGCTTTTCCCGGGCGTCATAATCCTGAGATCCGTACACGGTCACGGCTTCCGGAATCGCCTTTTCAATGGCGTGTCGCTCCGATTCCAGATCATGCCACAAAATAAAATGTGCGTTGGGATCTTCCGCCATGATTTCCATCGCCTTTTCAAGGCGCTGGGGAATGCTTTCCCGCTTTTCCCGGGCTGCATCCTGCAGGCCGAATGCCGCATCGCGGATCATTTTCATCTGGCCATATTTATCTGCGCCCGCCGTGGCGTTGTCCACGGGAATGCAATGCCAGTTTACAATCATTTCCGGCAGGGCATAGCCTTCATCGGAATATCCCAGATCGCTGGGTCTTTGAATAAACAGGGCCCATGAGCTCATCCACAACCAGAAATCTTTTTCCCGGTGGGGGTACAGCGTCAGGTTATTTGCCTTCGTGCTGTCCCGCTGAAAATACCGGGTCAATGCCTGGCCGGTGTCCATGATTTCAAGGAATCCGGCATAGTGAATCAGTTCTTTGTATCGGTTCGGGGAAGGCGTGGCCGTGGCCACCAGCTTATAGGGGATTCCCTTGAATTTCCGAAGAAATGTTTGATATGTCTTGCTGCCGAAATCTCTGAGAACGGATGCTTCATCCAGGGAAACCGCCGTAAATGCTGCCGGGTCAATATCGCCATCGCGCACGCGTTCATAATTGGTAATCATAACCGGATATCCATCGGCGCAGGCTGCTTCCACTTCCGCCTTTGTGCGTACATATGGAATGTGCCCCATGCCCAGCAGCTCCCGGGCATCTCGCTGAAATTCCTGTTTAACGCCCAGGGGCAACAGGATCAGCGCATGGCCGCCGGTGTGTTCCGCAGCAAGGCGACACCATTCCAGTTCCTGCACCGTTTTACCCAAGCCGAAGGATTCAAACATTGCACGCCTGCCGCCGCGCAGCGCCCAGAGTACAGCATCGCGCTGGTGAGGCAGTAGTACCGGGTTTATGTTCTCCGGGTTTTCTACGTATCCGCTATCCGGCGCAATATCGATCTTTGATTGCAAAAATTCAGTATAATTCATTTTTTCTCCAATCAGAACGGGAGTTCTTCATCGTCCACCTCGGTGAACTCTCCCCGTGCTGGTTCTGCTTTCGGCTGCGCGTCATCGCGCTTGCTGTCACAGAATTCCACATTATCGGCGATAACCTCGGTGACAAACCGCTTGGAGCCATCCTGCGCGTCATAGCTGCGGGTCTGCAGGCTGCCTTCCACAGCGATCCTGCGGCCCTTGGAAAGATACCGGGCGCAGAAGTCCGCGGTCTGCCGCCAGCAGATCACGTTGAAGAAATCGCTCTCACGCTTGCCGTCCGGGCCAGCGAATCTGCGCTGCACGGCGATGCGCAGCGTGCATTGGGATACGCCGCTTTGGGTGGTGCGGCTTTCGGGGTCTGCGGCAAGATTGCCAATAAGAATCACTTTATTCATGCGTTTGCCTCCCTGTTAATGCTCTTGTCCGCCTCAAAACCGGCAGGATATCGCTTTTTCAGCTTCCCGATGTTCAGGCGCGCAATCTCTTCCATCGTTGCGCCGCAGGCGGACGCCGTCTCCGCGATATACCACAACACATCACCCAGCTCATCGATGATTTTGTCAACATCCAGCTTGTGTCCCTGAGAAAAATGCTTTTTCACATGGTCGATCACCTCGCCGGATTCCCCGCACAGGCCCATCGCGCCGTTGATCAGCTTGCCCTTCACGTCCAGATCGCCGTTCGCCGTGCGCTGCGCAAGGGTCTGATAGCTGTTTAGCGTCATGGATTCCGTGTTGCGGGCCTTCCTGATCCATTCGGCCACATCATCGTTGGCAATATCGGTGATATCGCAGTGCAGAACCTCCGCGAATTTGTATAATGTCGGGATATCGGGATTATATTTTCCCCACTCATAATTGCTGATAGCAACCCGACTTACTCCCGCAGCCTTCGCCAATTCATCCTGACGCATGCCGCGCATCTTGCGCATGTTGTATAGTCTCTGGCCCTGAATTTCCTTGCTGTTCATGTTCTCAAAATCCTCCAAAATACGGGCAGTTTTTGTTGTTTCCATCGGCGCGCGCAATCGGCAGCTCGTCCATCGCCTTCTGCAGCTTGCAGGATCGCATCTGCTGCGGGTCTTTATCGCAAAGCACGCAATGGTCAAGCGCCGCGTGCAGGATCTCGTTTGCCGCCGGATATGATAGCCATAATCCGTCATCCGGGTTGATGCTGCTGGGGCGTTTTACAAAACATCCGTATTCCAGCGTCCGGCAATGCCGGGTGTGCGATTCCCGCTGATGATCCTGCATGTTGTCGCGGATCGTGTCCAATACCTTAGTCAGCATGCCGTCCGCGCTCCTGTACAGGCCATAAACCTTCAGCCTTTTCATCCTGTCGGCCAGGTCGCTGGCCTTGTCTATGGCGCACCACGCAGCCTGCAGATGCAGCATGGCGTTGATCTCTTTGCCGGTCATCCTCTGCTTATCCATGATCTTTCCTCCCGTAGGTCCTGTAGATCCTCTTGCGGTCTTCCTGCCATTTGTTCCGCTCCGCCACCAGCGTCCAGAACTGGATATGCGGCGCGATTTTCTGCGCCGCGTACAATAGCGACATATCTCTGCGCACACATGCCATCCAGCTGTAGATATCGGATTTTTTCACCACATACCTTGGCGCGGTGGTGGGATACAGCCGGATGATCTCAAATCCCGGCCCCAGCGCCGCGAGCCGATACAGGTCTTTTTTGTGTACATTGAGCTTAAATGCCAGTTCAGGCAATGTGTAATGATCCAGCATCATTCGTCCTCCCTCGGCTGTGATATCAGGCCTGCCCGGGCGATCTCCCAGGGCATCAGGCGGCGGGTGTATGTCACCCAGCCGTATGCCATGCGATCAATCTCGGGAATATACTGTCGTTCCCCATATATTCCCGTCACCGTCAGGCCCGTATTCGGCAGCTGCGCGCCGTAGCGCGTGATGTAATACTTAAAGACCACCCGCATCACACTCCACAAATTCACCGTCCACCAGTTTATACCATGTGTCCGGCTTCAGGGTGTTGCCATCGACGATACCTGCCTTCCACTCTGCAATATCATAGTCGTCATCGTTTTCGTTTGCGATAACCAGCACAGCACCCATGCCGCCTTTTACGCACACATTATTACCGCGTGCCACAGACAGACCATTTTCCCCGGTCGCTGATTTACCTCTGGATGTTGCTGC